TGCCTTTGGCTTGACCAACAGAGCTTAGTGTTGTTGCGGCTTTCTGTTTTCTGCGAGGCTTGCCTTCTTGGTCTACTTCGTATTGCGCTTCCACAGATTCCATAGACTGCAACACGCCAACTTTAGCCATAGCCATAATGCGCGTGTTGTCTGACTGCGTTTCGTCGTTGATAATTTTCTTTAACTCACTGAGGTCATCAGGGCCGGGGATGCTTTCAGCTTCTAGCATCAAGCCAGTTACTTCATCAACGTACGTATTAAAAGCGGCTTCTTTGCGTGCAGTGCGAATAAACGCGTCTTCTTCTTTATCCAGCGCTTCCATTGCTTTGTTACGCAACACTTCTGCTTCTTTTTCAGCAGTAGTCTGAATGCGCTCGACCTTGCCTTCTTCGCGCTTGATGCCTTCGCCGCCAAGCTTATCTTTCCAGAAGTCTTCTAGCTTCTGTGTTTCTGTTTTAGCGACTTCTTTAAATTCCGTGGCACGTTTCTCAGCAGCTTTAAGCGTTGCTCTTTGCGCGTCAGCGTTCTTCTTGGCTTGCTGGTAGGCAAACGGATAGGAGCTGGCTTTATCAAGGACGCTCTCCCCGCGCATAGTGGCGAGGTTGGCTTCCAGCATTTCTAGATACTGACGTTCCATCTTGACGTTGCCATCAAGCATGGCTTGTGCTACGGCGTAACCGCCGTCGTGTTCAGTTGAACGCTCGTTAACTAAATCGCCTAGTTCTGTTTCCTGTGCTTCAACTTGTTTCTTGAGGTCGTCAATGACGCCCTTCTTTTCTGCGTAACGGAACAACTCGTACGTGGCAAGCTCGGTGCGGTTAGCACCTCCTTCTTGTGCCAACACGCTATCAAAGCGTTTCTTAATTTTGTCTAGTTCTGCTTGTTCTTTATCAAGCGTTGTCTTAGCTTTTTCAAGATCGGCACTGGCTTTACTAACTACGGGGTCAAGCAGGAACGCCATTGCGTCGTCCATCTCCCGGCGAGCATTGGTAACTGCTTTTTCAACCGCTTGCTGATATTTATCTCGTTGTTGTTTAATTCCTTTTTCGGAATCAAGCATTGCTTTCTGTTCAGCAGATATGACCACTGAACCTTGCATAGCTTTCTTAACTTGTTTAATAGCCGTACGAAGCGGTTGCAATCTATCGTTCAAAGCTTTTGCTGCTGCGCGAACATTTGTATTGGTGTCTTGCATAAACGCCAACAACTGATTGTCTGTGTCGTCAAGACGGCGTCCGTCCGCCAACAACCTCATGGCTTCATCAATTTGCTTTCTGTACTTGGGCAGGTGTTCTGTCTTAAATTCTCTTACCAAGCGTTCGGCAATCTGTTGTTCCTGCATAGACATGGGCTGAAGCGTGCGGTACTTTTCCAGAATAACTTTTTCTTCTGGAGTTGTGCCTGCCTCTGGCATACCCACAAACACTTTTGCTAACGCTTCGTCAGAATAGCGGCTCGTGTCTTTCCAAAAGTATTGCGTGTCTGCAATGATGCTGTCGCCACGTTCTTTAACCCTTTCAAGGAACTGCATGCGTTTGGCTACAGTTGCTTTTCTCACTAAACGTTCTTGTTCAGACTTCTTGAACAGCGCCCGCGCTTTATCCAGCGCTTCCCACACAGGGCGCATGCGTGGAGAGTTGGCAAAGTTCTTTGGTGTTGCGCGGATGTAGCCTAACTCTTCTTGCGCCTCCGGGAACAACGCCTTCTGTCCTTGCGGCACAGTCTCAGTAGCGCGGATAGCATCCTTGATAGCTTGAATGTCCACCTGCTTGACGTCGCGCCCTGCAACGATGGCGTCTACTACGGGCTCGACCTTGTCCAGAATCTCACGCGTAGCTTGGTTCTTATCCATCAAGTCAGCGGCAGCATTGAGGGCATCACGGGCACCCGGACGCATTGCACCCATCTTAGACATCTTGTTGCGTACAAATTCTGTACGGCGGCGCAGTTCACCGCGAAGAGTGGTCGCTGTTTCACCGCGAGCTTCGGCAGTCTTCTTAGCTTCCGTTTCTTTAAACTGGCGTTTAAGTACACCAGTTTCTACACGAGTGGGTTTGACGTCAGGCTTCTCGTAAAGCACCCGCATTGCTTCTTTAATGCGTTCTTGAAACTGCGCCACTTCTTGTGGCTGCATGCTTGATACACCTTCTTTAACTACGCGGCGTTCTGTTTTTGCGGCACGCACAACTTTGTTTGCCCGCATCTGTGCAGGCTCAACAATAACTTCTTCGTACTCAGCGCGTACAGGTTTTTGTTTTGCACGGGCAAGCCACTCGTTAATCGAGTCGTATATATTAGATGCAGCTTTGATTGCTTCGTCTTGAGTGATGGCAGGTTGGCCTGCGGCACGGCGGTTCAACGCGGCTTCTTGTAGTGCTGAAGAAATAATCTGACCGCGTACTTGTTCAGCTTGGTTGGTCAACGACTGTTCTGTGGAGGCAGATACCCCTTTGCCAAAACCAACAAGTTGCGTTTCCATTTCTCCGGTATCTGGATTACGTACTCGTTCAGTTTCTTTACCAAGTGTTTGTTCGGTGCGCAGTTGCTCGGTGATGTCGCTCAGCTTGGCCATGGCCTCTTGCTGTTGACGGCGTGCGGCAACAACTTCACGAGCGTAGTCACCACCTTCTTTACTAAGCTGGTCGATCTTGGCAAGGGCTGTCTTGCCTTTGGTCAAAGCTTCCATTGCTGCGGCACGCTCTGGCGCACCGCGCTTACCTTGGGATGGCATCGCGTAGCGGGCTGTGCGGTAGTCTTGGTCAGCCTTGTCTACTTCTGCAATCAATGAATCCAGCTTCTCTCGGATCTGTTCGCCGCGAGGTATGGGCTTGACCTTATCGCTGACCTTGATGACGGGCTCTCGATCAAGCGCCTTCTCAAACATTGGGTCAAGGTAATCAAAGTTAGGCTCAACGTTTTTCTTTTGCTCTTCCACCTGCGCTTCAGACTCCTTGAACATAGCCATCTGGTCTTTAGGCTGTGTAAGTTTCTGTTGGTCAAACGCCTGCTCTTGCTCGCGTTGTTTAATAGCGGTCTTGGCTTCAGCGGCTACGCGTGTTTTAAGTACGTCGTATATTTCTTCGCTACGCAGACCTTCAGGCAAACCTGTCAATGTTGGGCGTGTTTGTACAAGCTGCTGGGCTTTGGTAAAGTCCTGCATCAAATAGTCCACGTAGTCTTTCTTAGCTTCAGACTTGTACTTGGGGGTGTAACTAGCCGCCGTATTCATCTGGTCGTTAGCCAACGCAATGCGTTGGTCAGCGTACTCAGCAACTTGTTGACGAGGGGTTAGTTCAGCCGGTGGCTTGGGAGGTGTAGCAATCTGTTGCTCATACAACTCAGGCTCCAGCTCTTTCTTCTGTTCTTCTGTCTCAGGCGGCAGGCCAAACGCATACTCCTGAGGCGTGAGCTTGGCAACACGCTCTTGCTCTGCCATCTGGCCAAGCATGCCTTTGGCTTTGTAGTAGTCGTCAGAAAGCGGCGTAATTTCTTTTGTCAACTCACGAAGCTGTGCATTGATCTGCGTGTTAAACGCTTTGTCCGCATCGTATGTGGGAGAGTCTTTTGCTACTTTCTTAAACTGCGCAATCAAGTCTTGCTTTTGTTTAGCCAGCGCGTCGTACTTCTGCACAACTTCTTGTGCGTACTCAGGCTTTGTCTTACGCTGACGCTCTTCTTCAAGGCGTTGCTCTTCCTCGGCACGAAGCGTGGCATATTCGTCTTGGGGTTTAGGCCCACCCTTGGCACGACGACCGAGCGCTAAGTCAAGCAAGCCCTGAGCTAACGCGCCAACTCCGCCGCCATAAGCAGCGGACTCACCAACGCCTTCAATAATTTCTTGTTCTGCTTTGTATATACCTTTTGAGATCAGGTTTTGCGCAGCTTGAGACGCAGCTTCCTGCGCGGCTTCTTCACCACCGGCCATCAATGCACGTTTAATGTAAGAAACAACGCCTTGAGCTACAGGTTGGCCAAGGCGACTCAAAATACGAGCAGGCGCAAACATCTCGCTAATACCAACAGCGGCACCAAGAGCGGTTGAAGCCGTCTGCTGTCCTTCAGTTGCGCCCTCTGCGGCTGACTTCTCTACTTGATAACCGGCTCCTGCTCCAGAACCTAACGCAGCCATGATCCCGCGCCCTGCTAAACCAAACGGCCCTGCGGCCAAGAAAGGAGCAATAGAGCCTGTAGCTTCACCAAACTTCCGCGCCACCGTGTCTTCGTAACCCGGCGCTGCTTCAAACGGTTTTTTAAGGGACGCGGCGGTTTCTTTGATTGATCGCTGCGCAGCTTTTTCTTGTTCGTCTGGCAACAAAGCCGAGATACCAACACCGGCTTGTTCTACCAACCCAATAGCGCCGGGGGCTAGACCTTTGAAGAACTCTTTGGCTTGACCGCCAACAGTGGTTTCTTTTTTCTCAGGAGCTTTGGAAGCAAAGGCTTCCGGATACATGCGCTGTGCCCGCTCCCACGTTTGTGCAGGAGTTTCGCCCTCCCTAATGGTTACAAATCTACCGTCTGGTAAAGGGAGTGCTTGTGGCATGTTATGTCCTAATTGTGCGGCTTGAGATTAACCCCCGATAAGGCCGAACCTACTGGGGTGTATGTATTATGGCAGTAAATTGCTACCTTGAGCAATGCTCACAGGCTTGAGCCCGCTTGCCGCCTGTTCTTTCTGCAACTGTCGAATAGTGGCGGCTCTAGCTCTTTCTGCAGGATCTTGGGAAGTTTCCATTGACTTGAGTCTTGCTTCGCCAACCATCCCTGAGTAATCTTTCAAAATTGCTTGCAAGCCTTTAGCGTCGGGGCCCATTGTTTCAGCGTAGAAACCAAGACCTTTTTTGACGTCTCCGCCGCCAAGGTTGCCGTAGAATTTAGACTGTGCGTCAGGCGCGGCAAGCTGGGCAGTTAAACGAGCGTTTTGTGCAGCTTCTTGCATCCTAGCAATGTTTTCTCGCGAAGTATTTGACGCTATGTTGTTGTACAAGTCGGCTGAAATTTTAGCGCCCGTGTTTGTTATGTCGCTAATAGCTGCAATACCAAAACGAGCGGAGGCTTGTCTAGCCGTTTCCGCCTTGTCTTCGTACATCCGCACTTCTTTAAAGTCACCGCGCTCTTCGGCACGACGAGCATTCTCAATGTTCTGCATTTCTTTGTTGCGCTCTTTGGCAGACTTCTTAAACTCTTTCATAGCACCAGAGTATTCTTCTAAACCTGCCATTGAACCTTTGGCAATGTTTGTAGCCGCGTTCGGAGATTCGCCAGCGGCTATAGCCAAGAAACCTTTAAAGAGTGCTGTTAAACCAGCTTTCTCTTTGTCGGTTGCGTCTTGCAGTTCTTCTTTTTTCAACAGCTTCTCGTACCCAGCAAAAGCAGGGCCTTGTTTTTCGTTAAAGGCTTTTAAAGCCTCGATGCTGTTTTCTTTGGCTCTGTCGGCGTCTACTTGTTCTTGCAGGACTTGGCGCTTGATGTCAAGCGTACGTTCTTTTGTGTTGGAGAACTTTTCACCTAGAGCCGTAGCGTCGTCAATAGTTGGCGCTTTTGATGTCTTGTAGCTTGTAGGCAAGTTAACAGTGGGGGGTACGGGAGGCTTATCGGCAGGGGCCTTGTCCGCAGTTTGCTTAAACCTACCGGCTTTTTCGTTAGCTATCAAAACATCGTCGGGGTTGACAACGTCTTTGGGAGCGCCCATTTGTTTCTGACCGGGCTTCTTAGTCATCTCAGCTTGATAGAACGCTTTTTCGTCTTCCGTAGCAATGCCTGAGTGGATGCGATAAGCAATCTCACTTAACGTGGCTTGCTTTTTCTTTTCCCCCATGTAGCCTGAAAACCGCTCAAACATTGTTTGATTCTCTGGAGAACCTGCTTGGGTAAACTCGGCACGCGGTTGAACCGCTGTCATACCGGGAATATTAAACATAGGGTTACTACTAACCAAACTGCCATCCCCGCCCATAGCCTTTGGCACGCCTTGATAACGAGGGATGTGACCGCCACCTGCCATACTCATGACGGGGCCACCAGCTTGGGCAAAGTTAAACATCCCGCCATCGGCCATACCAACGTCTTCGTCGTAGCCCGCAATACCGCCATCCGCCATGTTCTGCATATTGGGCGTGGGGATTTGCGCTATGCCTTGGTTCTCTGGAAGCTGTTGCTGGGCCATGCCTGCAATAGCGGCATCGGCTACTTTGGGTTGAGGCATTGCGCCCGCTTGACCTTGGCCTGCCGCACGAAGTTGTTTGCGTTGGTTGCTCTCGGACACTGCTAAAGACAAAATGTACGGGTCGCCCTTGTGCATCATGGCGTATTTTTGCAACGCCTGATCTGGTAAACCCCGCAGAGTTGTCGTGATTTGGTTTACATCAATCATATTCTTCAACCCATGTTATAGATTGCTAATTCAGCCAAACCTGCTGGGCGGCGTTCCAAGTCGCCGGTAGCTCCACCAGCAGCACCAAACAACTTAGCGCCAGTCAGTGCCGCGCCGCCTAGACCTGCAACTTGAGATACGGCAGATGGGGGCGTCTGATACACAGAGCTTGACTGCTGAGTCAATGGCAAGCCGCGCAAGATGTCGGACATGAAGCCCATCTGCTTGTATGGGTAGTTCTGATAGTTTAAGAAGTCTTGGTATTGGTTGTTTAATACGTTCTGTACTTGCTGTTGCTGCTGACCACCAAACTGGTTCTGCAAATTCAATATACCCATGTTTTGGCCGTACTGCGTGTTGCCAATGTTCGCTAGGTTGCCTGCGGCAGTGTTGGCTGTCTGCAGACCTTGAAGTCCCAAGCCTGCGCCAAACTGTTGCTGCTGTGCGTTTAGTTGGTTCTGGGTATTGAACTGCTGCATAGCTTGGTTGTACGCATCTTGCAAACCTTTGGACTGGATGTCACCCATTTGCATGCCAAGATTGCGTTCGCGCTCAGCTCGCATGATTGCGTCTCTACCGCCACCAAAAGCACCGGCTTTAGTAGCTTGAGCTTGTTGTTGAGTGCCCGCAATATCTGACTGGCGCTGAGCTTCACGCTTCTGGATGTCCACCACGTTCTGCATGTAGGGGTTCATTAACCCTTGGGCATTAGCAGAAGTGAAGTTAGCTGGGTTAAATGTGTACTGTGTATTCAGCGCACCCAAACCGGACATACCCGCCAGCGCTGTAGCGTCGCCTAACTGAGGAGCTGCCTGCATCGTCCCTGCGTTTTGATATGCCTGTTGCTGCAAAGGAGTGAACTGCGCAACGCGATCCCCCTGATACTGCATGTAGGGGTTTTGCTCAGTGTCAGTAAAGTACTGCGCTTTACCCAGCATCTCCTCTACAAACGGCTTAGCGTAGTCGGGGATTGAGGTTTGCGATATCGTCTGTTGGGATTCTTGTAAAGCCATGATCTATTCCTTACGCTGGAAGATATTTGTCAGCACGGCTGTTGGCCGCTACTTTGTTCTTGCCTGTGGTCTTACCCCGTGCTTTTTGAACACGATCCATCATGGCATACAGTTTACGTGCGCCAGCTTCTGTGGAGCCATTACCCAGCTCAGACACAATGCGTGCAGGCACTACAAACTCACCATCGGCAAGGCGTGCGGGTTGCTGTTTCTGTCCAATGGTTGCAGGAATGCTGTCAGACACGCCATCACCGGGGCCTTTGAGCAAACGACCACCGTCAGAATATGAGCCCAAAGAGCCAAGACCGCCACCAACTGCGTAGCCCATCATGCCGCCCATAGCAGCAAGTTCTTTTCCTGAAGCGTCGTAGCGTTTGTTATTGTTGCCCAAGTAAGTGCCGTTGTCTTGTAACACTGCAGTGATGGTTTCAGTGTTATAGCCTGACGAATCAGTTATTGTAATACTAGGAGCTTTGCCTGCTTTAGCGGCTGTAGCTGCAGATGCAGTCTTCTCGGACTGTGTTTTTGGCTCCACGTACACTGGGTTTTTCACCATCTTGCCGTCAACATTGATATACTTTTTCTTGGTCAGATCGGTGGGATAGCCAAGAACGGCTTCTTCGTAAGGCTTGGCAATTTCTGTGGCTACAGATCTAGTTGGGTATCTAGCTGCGCCGGGAGTTCCTGCACCTTTGCCGATTAGGTAGTTGTAGGCCGCCAACGAGTCGCTACCCTGTGTGTTATATAGCTTGTCATGCTCTTCAGGAGTTGTAGGAATGTAGGGGGTGTAGCCCAAGCTGCCACCGCCAGCGGTGTAAGCGCTCTTGAGATTTTCTATGCCAGTAAACCCGCCGTATGGACGACCGGGAGCATTGGGTGTTACTGTACGGGAGTTGTCTGGGTTTGTAAGGATATCGCCGGGGGTGGCAATAGACACCGTGTTGCCTTGGTAATCCACACCCGTTTTGTTACCGGAACCATAGTTGCCAAACGCACCGTTGTCATAAACAGTAGCACCGGGAAGTTGTACTGCGCCGGGGACAACACTCTGTCTTTGCGCATTGGCGGCATCGTAACGGCGCTGCACTTCGTCTGTGGACAAGCCAAAAGCTCTAGCGGCATCCAAAACAGAATAGTTATTGGTGTCCATAAAGTTGGCCCAATTTGCGTCAGAAACGTTGCCTTTGAGTTGGTCAGACAAAGCGTAAGCGCCTTTGTGTATGCCGTATTGCTCTGCAATATCTGCTTTTGAAAACCCTTGCGTTGCGTAGTTAGGGTCAACTGCAGTCATTGCTGCATAGTACTCATTAGGGTCAATGCCTTGTGCTGTCAATTGGTTATAAAAACCTGCTGTACCCGAACCGCCTTTTGTTGCTGTTGGATCGGTGTACCCAGAAGTCAGACTAGCAATATAGCGATTGACTGCAACGGGGTCAGCGTTAGTAGTTTTAGTTGCCGCAGCAATGTCCGCAGTGGGGTTATCTGTCAGGTACTTACCAATCTGCTCGTTGGTGTATTGGTTATATGTAGGTGCAGCAGGGGGTGTAAATAAATTGATTCCTAGGCCAGCCAAACCAGAAGTGTCAAACCCTTTGTATGTGTCAGCCACATCTGCGGCGGTAATTTTGTTTGCTTGCGCAAGTTCATTCACTCGGGCGTAATCACCTGCGGCATAAGCTTTATCAATGTCTGCTTTAACTAAATCACCGATAGCAAAATGCTGAACGTCCCCACCATCAGCCAAAGCCACAATACCGCCGCCAGCCATAGGCGTGGCGTATGCGTCAGAGAAGTTACGTGCGCCCCATTCGCTAGCCAACACCGGAGCTAAAGCGCGGGGGGCTTGTGGGCGATCACCTGCCACATACTGGCGAATGTACGCGGGGTTTGTATTTGTGGGCGCTTTAGTTGTCGTCGGCACCATCATGTCTGCCATGATTGGCGAAGCTGCTGCGGCTAGGGGCATCATGTTCTGTTTGGCAAAGTTCATTGCCGCTGTCGGGCTTGCCGTTGCAGCATTAAATCCAGCAGACAACACATCGGCTTTAGGGGCGGCGGCAATTGCTTGCGTAGCACCAAAGCCGCTTTCAGGGGAACCTATAGGCCCTTGAATACCTTCTGCGGCTGAACCAATAGATGCTGAACCTGCTGACTCTAACCCAGCACCCAGACCCGCGCCACCATACGCACCCAATCCGGCCATGAGGCCCTTAGACAAACTGCCGGTAGCTAAGCCTGTAACCCCGCCAACCAGCAAACCTGCAGAAGCCGCACTAGACAAACCGCCAAAAGCAATACCCATACCGGCAGGGCCAAGCGCAAAACCAGCAATCATTGGCAATAACTTTTTCAGGAAGTTAGCTTCGGGTAAACCCGTATCTGGGTTGATTGTCAATGAGCCGCCGTGTTTCATGGCCAAAGCCTGTAGACCCTGCACTTCGTTGGGGGTCATGTGAACAAGCATAGAGTCGCCGTTGCGACCCTTGGTAGACATGTGGTTGGCTAGTACGTGCAGGCTCATAGTTGCCTCTCGGTATGGGGGTTGATTGAGTTTATCATGTTGGGAGCGCAGACACAAATGACATTGTGGCCACGACAGACTGTGTGGACGGTTTGGTGGGTGTGCCCGAAGCGGCAAGGTGTTGAATACTTACAGCAGTATCAGGCACAGACCAGTAAATCTCAATGTAGTCATTTGCCGCCATACTTAAAAAATAGTTCCAGCCAACAATTGTGTGTCCATCTGTACCTGCGTGCCTATTTGGAATAGATACAAAGCCAGTTGACCCCGGTATATCTACCCCGGTTTGTTTCAACCAAATGTAAACATCTTTAAAAGCAGTGTCTGTGTTTTGGAACTGCGCACTGAACTGTAGGTTGTATATGCCAGCTGCCGCTACAATAATCTTAGAGCTTGCAATGGTGACACCGTTGGTAAAGTCAGTGGTGTTCAGCGTCATCAACGTAGCTGTATTAGCCGTTGTTGTTTGATCCTGATCGCTTGAAAATGCGCCGTAAGGCACGCGCAACCCCGCTGTAGTTGTAGCGGTGTTTAGCTCTCTTGTAAAATTATCAAGCTGGTTAAAATACAAACGTAGGACGTTGTTAAGCTGTTCAATGTAGCGTGAGCTGTACTCTTTAGGCGCTAACGGCAAGTTAGGCGCAGGTACCCGATTAAGATCGTACTCTGTAGTAACAACAAGAGTCATCGTCTGCCATCCGGTCTAATATCAATACGCGTTGCGCCAAGCTGCCACTGCGTGCCGAGGGTGTTGGATGCCGCTTTAAGAATTAACTGGCGACCACGTAGGCGTGTATTGACTTGTCCTGTAAAGCCTTCAGTGATTGTATACTGAACACCCGTAAGTTGATCTACGTTAGCCGCCACAGGCGTGCTTGTCCCAGAACCCGAGTTCTGCATCGGATAGACAGTTAGCGTTAGCTGCGCCGTTACATCAGGGTCTGAGCCAGAGAAACTCAAGTCGGGAAGCATGCGCCACACAAAGCCAAAGTTGTGGCCGTCTCCAATGTCAAACTCAGACGATGAAATGTATGCGTCAATTGCAGTGGGCGTGCCCGTAGCGTTATCGTCTACACCACTCTCATGGTCAACAAGATTGCCTGAAGTAGTTGCAATTGTATATGTAGCCCCAATTGGATAATTACGCAAGCCAGAGTCAAGCCAAGCTGTTCGCACCATAGTGCCGTAATACCAAACGTTTTCAATGTAGTTGTACACCACGTACTTGTCAATCGTAGTGCTGTCGGCAGAACAGTAGAACCACCACACTTCGTTAAAGCCTTCGTTGGTTCCCGCAAACACCTGATAACTTTGATTTAAATTTATATCTTGATAAACGTATTTACGCAAATCGCAATTCAATGTTTGTATACGACCGTCATATACGTAGAATTTATCAACCCCCATCCAGTACACAATGCCTGAAGCTACGATTGCTGCATTAGGGCCAAGAATAGAAATATTGTCACCCAAGAGCTGTGAACTCCACACAAACGGAGCGCCCAAGAACTGAAGCGAATACACAGAAGCGTCTGTAAACACCACGATCTCTTGACGAGTTTGAATAAATGAAACTATCTTTGAGCCGTGTGACAGGCGAATACTGCCTGCTTGATTTGTGATTGCCGGTGTCCACATGGTGGGGTTTTCCTGATCCGACCAGCGAATCAGCATGGGGTCTTGTACCGTACTACCATAATCGTTACTGCCAAACGCAAACACAAAACGGCTTGCATCCGAAACAAGAATTCCGTTTTGTATAGTTGGAACATCAGATGCGCCAGCTAATGCCGTTAAAGGTATCCCGCGCAGTGATAGCGTTTGAACACCAGACTGTGTGCCTGATGTGTTAATGACGGTAGAAAGAGTGTAAGTTAAGCCTGTCGGTGTACCAGCAGTTGTTACGACACCAGAGCCGCCCGATGTAGTGGACAACGTAAATGTTGTAGAGCTATTGGTTGCAATGATGTAGTACGTTGTGGGGTTGACGTAACCTGTGATTGTGCCCGTACCGCCAAGCGTGCCGCTAATTGTAATTGACTGCCCAATAGACAGGGCAGGGGACATAGCTGTGCAAGAGAACTGCCCAGCAATACCCGTAATTGCTACACCACTAAGAGTAGTGGTAGCGCTGGACGCCACCGCAGATGTGCGCAAAGTAATTGTAGTCGTAGTCGGTACTGATGCTACGTAATATGTGATGTTGGGGTATAAAGGCGTTGGTAAAGCACCCGTAGTATCCAGCTGGATTGCATCGCTAATTGACAACCCGTGCGGGGTTTGAAACGTTAACACCGCAGGTGCCGCAATAGTGATAGTAAAAATTTGTCCTGTTAACTGGGGGCTAGCCCGCCAATAATAAATACCGCCAGCCAAAGGTGCAAAAATTAAATCTTCACCAAAATTGCTTTGCGTCCATAAACGCAAGCTAGAAGCGTCAGGCAAACCCGTCCCCCAAAGTCCTAGCCCCCACCCGCCAGCGCCCCAACCAACCAACGGCACTTCAAATGAAGGCCCAATTGGGATTTGATAAGAAGCTATGACAGACGCGCCTCCGCCGGGGGAACCCGCCGTATCAGTTGCGTTAGCTGCTACTGCAACATTAATTGTGTAAGAGCTGGTATTAATAACTGTTACTTGGTATTCAGCGTTTAATACTGCCGCCGTAATATTACCTCCCAAGCCAACTGCCCCATAAAACGTTACAAAATCGCCCGTGGCGGCTCCATGATCTGCATCAGTGACTGTAATAGTTTGTGAGCTTGTAGTGGCTACAAACGGATTGTTACCAATGACAGAAGAAGCGCGTATGGGTGTAATGTCGTAATAAGCTCCGCCATTTTCAATGTAAAATTTTAAATTAGTGCCAACGCCAATTAAATTTAAAAAAGAAAGTGTGACCCAATTCCACAAAGAACGACATACCCCTAGAAAATAATTTGTGGAAATTTGTACCCAGCCGCCAATCTTCTCTGGCGTACCTTGACGAAAGCGTACTTTGTCGCACTCATACCATCCACCCTCAGTGGTGTATCGAGTATTCTCCCGGTTGACGCCCGGCTTAAACAGTACTTTTTGTAACGGCATTGGCAACCTTTATTTACTGGCAACGCCTTTGGTCTTCTCAAAAGAACGCATACCGGCAATGCCCAAGATGCCTGATAATATCACCCAAAGCTGGTCTGCGTCTAGTACCGGAGGGGGATCCATGCCAACAGGAACCCAGCCCATAGCTTGCAAGTATTTCCATGCCCACTGGAACAGCGGGTAGAGCAAAAACTGATAGCCCATAGCCGCTACACCGATCCAACCAATGGCTGGCCTCCAGCCTGAAACAAACACATTAGATGACGCAGCTTCAATCTTATTGACTTCAATCTGCGCTAAATCTGTAGCTTGGTCAATGCGCTTTTCTTCAAGATCAAGCTTACGTTGCTCAATCTCCATTTCCATTTTTTCTTTGTCGGTGGTAATCAGGTCGCCTGCAACCTTACCAACAGCTTCAATAATTGATCCAACGGCAAGCAAGCTCATTTCAAACCTTTCAATGTACGGTTCAGCCAACCCTTCAGGAATTTAACCTGCACGGGGTTCTTGTTGCAGATCTCTACGTACCGCGCAATCTTGGCTAAAGCGTACTGCTCTTTAAACCTTTGGCCGTCAGGTATCTGGTTAAGTTTCTCAACAGTCTTAGCCCCAATACCGCCGTCTGGCGTAGCACCAACAACCAACTGAGCCAGCTTGACCGCCATGCCCATGCCTGCGTTTACACCAAAGTTAAAGATGGTGTTGGCTACGTCTTGGTTGCTAATCTCGTTACCGCGCATCTTGTCCCAGAATTCAATGCGGTAGAACTCACGCACCATAGGTGTCAAAGAGCCGCCCATTTCTTTCTTATCTACCAGCGCCCAACCGGGCCACTGCGGGTTCTTGTTACGGGCAATGCCAGCGTAGGTCATGCCGCCCGTGTCGCCGGGGACTTCATGGAGGACGTAGCCACCCTCGTCTTGCATCATCAACTCAAAAGCAGGTTCAAACTGGGCCATTACTTCTCCTTTATTGCTTGCTTTTACTAAGCATGTTACTGGCAATCTGTAGCATTCCCATCGCCTTGGTTAAGTCCTTGGGTTCTTTATCCCAACCCACCGTAATCTGTCCAACAAACCTGCCCTGCTCTGGGGGCACACTGACACGGCATCCAAACTTCACACCTTTGTCGATGTACCAAAGCCCAATCTCACTCTGAGGTACGTTGTATTCACTGCAAGGAATCTCATTGGCCATCAACGCTACAACATCGCGGTTGTTTGCTGAACTCTGTGTAAACAGCCCTACATCCAAACCTTCGTGCGTTCTTTCCCTGCCTTCGCGGGTGTATGCACGGTACAAAATCCTTGTCCCAAACAGCGGGTTAACTTTAAAGATAGCGACCACCGTAGCATTGGTGTTTTTAAAAAGGTGCGCCGCAACATCTTCTGCCCTGTCTTCTGCAATAGCGGGTAGCTTCTTGTTTTCTTTATACGCTTCAAATAGGAACGCTTGGTTCTGCCAAATGAAATACCCAGAGAAAGCAAACACCGCCATGAGCACCAAGGCAAATAGTTTAAACGGGCTATCCACATAGGACAACACCTTGCTAAGAACATCGGCTGGCTTTTCTTCACTCACAATCCAATCCTTCCAAGTAGCGCATTCACAATGCGGTCTGAAATAAAGTTTGGCAGTATCTTGATAAAGTCAAGGAACAAGTTAGCCGCCCACCACGCACCGACAATCTTGAACGCCATGTCTGCTTGCTTCTGGTACTCATTCACCGCCCACACCTGTTATTAGCGCAATGGTCTAGCACTTCAAAAATACCATAGGCAGAAAGCAAAAGGGCTAAAACTAGCCCTCCAATCAGCAACCCCAATTCTAGGTCTTCTTGGTCTGCTTTCTTTTTACGTTCAGCCGTTTCCTTTTCACGCCTAGCGTTGTGTGCGTCTTCTATGTCACTTGCGGCGGCTCTAGCTTTAATCCTCGCCCACACGTCCATTTTGTTTGCTTGGAAAAACAGTAACTCCACACTTTTCTCAAACTCACGGGCTTGCTCCAAAGCCAACTCAATCTGCAAAGCCGTGCCCATAGAAGAGCCGCCCTTTTTCTTTGACTCTGCAACCGCTTTGTTAGCATCTGACTTGGCGTTAAAGTACTTGCCGAGCAGTGGGCCGAGCGAGGCGACGTCATCCACAGTCTTAGATGCTTGCTTAATTAACTTAACAGCACTCTGGATTCCCGCCAGTGCGGTTATGGGATCAATCACGGGAATGCCCAAAGAACAATATAACTGCCCGCTACGACAAAGCAGGCTACACAGGCTGCGGCAATGATTGCTTCAAACCAGTCCCACATCATTAACCTTAATTGGTTTAATAAATTCAGCAAAATTGTTTACATACGTTTTTTGACCAATGTGAGCGCAAGTCATTGAAGGGTCAATCCAAACCTTCCCGCCACATGCCCGCCACGCTTGGCAAAACGCATTGTCTTCACTAACCAATTCACCATCAAAAGACAGCTTAACGTTAAACACAAGCCTATTTGCTACGCCGTGGTTTGTGTATGGCTCACTAACTTCCCAGACCTGTTGCAAAGCCTTCTTAGAAATTCGCATAAACCCGGTGCCAACGCACTCAACTTCCAACAAATCATTTTCAGGAGCTAACAAACCTTGAGGCAGCATCTTGACGTTAAAGTCAATGTTGACATCGGACTTCTTTGGTACAGTCCCTGCCACTACATCTACCGGATGATTGAGCAAACGAAAGACCCACTCCGGCTCCCATGCCTGATCGGAGTCAATAAATATTAAATCATCACAGTTTGTTTCCAAAGCCATGCGAACCAAATCATTCCTTGCTCTTTGGATAAGGGCATCATGGGCAATCTGCACCGGATACAGCGCCACCTGATTCTGAGCAGCAAGACTCATGGTTCCCAGCAAAGAATGCAGGAACTCCACATGTACTTTGCCGTCATAGCACGGCGTTCCAATTAAGACTTTTCTCATGCTATGGATGAGTTGCTTTGTACAGATCAAACTCTGATTTAAGCTCTTGGATGGCTTTGACCAGAATTGGAATTAACGTGCCTGCAGAAGCTTCTAGTTTTTCAGGGTTAATATCAGACACCAAGTGTGGCACAGAGACTCCTGTGGTTGCCTGCGCTTGTTGAAGCTCTTGTGCAATAAAACCAAATTCTGTAATACCAACCTTTTGGCCGTCGCGCATGTTCCAATCAAAGGATACAGGGCGAAGTGCTTGCACAAAGTTTAAACCCGCTGGAATGTCCACAATGTTGGTTTTATCACGCGCATCGGACAACGCAGTAATAGATGTGACTTGGCATCGCAATGTAGTGATTGAGCCATCGCCCAAGGTAATTGTATTGTTGGCCGTAGGAGATGCTCCCATGGCGTTGTAACCAATAAATGTATTGCCAGTGCCTGTTGTGTTGGCTTGCGTTCCGTTGCCATAACCTGCCAAATATCCAATAGCGGTATTGTTTACGCCTGTAGTATTTGAATACAGGGCGGTATCGCCTACTGCGGCGTTGCCTGCTCCAATGGTATTTAAATAAAGCGAGAGATAACCAACGGCTGTGTTTGACGAACCAGTGGTGGTAGTACGCAATGCGTTATACCCCAATGCCGCATTTCGGGAAGCGTTTGCTGTGTATAACGCGCCTCCTCCCACCGCCGTGTTTTGTGTACCGGTAGTGTTTACCGCTAAAGCGTCCGCGCCTATACCAACATTGTCCGTACCAACTGTATTTTGGCCTAATGAACCATACCCAACGGCAGTATTGGTAGCTCCTGTTGAGTTGGAAGTTAATGCTTGAAGCCCAACGGCAGTATTATTTGTACCGGTTGTATTGGTGTACAGTGCTTGCCAACCGCTTGCGGTATTTCCAGTGCCCACTGTGTTGTTGTACAAAGCGTTATAACCAACTGCGCTGTTTCTAATGCCCGTGGTATTTTTGTTTAGTGAGTTATATCCAACAGCAGTATTGTCGTTGCCTGTAGTGTTTAAATACAAAGCAGCCGTGCCAACTGCAACGTTGTTATTGCCCGTTGTGTTGGTGGTTAAAGCTAAAGATCCAATAGCAATATTTTGTCCACCAGTCGTGTTAAAACGAAGTGCTAGATAACCAATTCCAACATTATTAGTGCCATCTACATTACTAATAAGAGCGCTGCTCCCAACGGCCACATTGTTTATACCAGTAGTGTTGTTTAGTAACGCTGCATAACCAACAGCCACATTATCGACACCCACGGTATTGTAGTAAAGTGCAGTATTTCCAATAGCTATGTTTGACGAGCCGGTAGTGTTCCGATCTAAAGCAGCAGATCCTATAGCAACATTGTAGTTGCCAGATGTATTTAAACGTAGTGCGCTAGAGCCCACAGCAATATTGCTATCTCCGCGTGTGTTGGTAGTTAATGCCGAAGACCCAACGGCCACGTTTGCAGTTCCAATAGTATTTGAATTGAGTGCTATATAACCAACCGCTGTATTACTACTACCTGTCGTATTAGACGCTAAAGCGCTATTGCCAACTGCTGTGCTTGTGTTGGGAAAAGACCCACTGCCCGCCCCTTTACCGACTGTCAAACCTTGCAAGCTAGAACTACCCGTCACTGTAAGAGTGGAGGAAGCTGTTATGGTTGTAAACGCTCCGGTTGTAGGAGTGGTTGCACCCACAGTGCCATTGATATTAAAGCTGGCTGCAGTTCCGGTAATGTTTGTTCCCACCATTGAAGCTGGGGTATTTAGGATCGCACCATTACCTAACGTAGCTACACCGGTAACACCTAATGTTCCGGACAACGTAGCACTTGCGCCAGCCAATGTGCCCGTGATAGTGGGGGAGGCTGAAAGAACCAGATTACCACTACCTGTGGAAGTGGTTGTGCCCGTGCCACCGCTGGTAACTGGCAAAGCAGCGCCTAGCGTTAAAGAACTGAAATGTGAGGCCGCATCGACAACGTTTGTGCCGTTGTTGAAAACCAACGTAGCTTTACCAGCTGGAACAGTGATGCCTGTGCCGGTCGTATTCTTAACGGTTTTTGCGCCTGTCCCCGTGTTGTTAATCAGGTAAAACTTTTCAATCTGGCAACCTGAACCCAAGATTAAACTGCGTACAGAACCAATTCCGGTAGAGCTTTCAGTAATATTTAAACGCAAGTTTCTAGCAGCTTGCGTAGTAATGACGTCAGTAAGTGTGATTGTGACATCCGCATCTGTAGAAAAGTCTACCGTGGCGGAGCCTGTAATGGCCTCCCCCAGAACCGCGTCACCTAAGTTAGTGTTGGTGAGCGATCCCCAAGTGCCTGAATTTGCACCAGTTTCAAGCAATTCTACTTTTAGCGCAGACCATTGTGATGCCATTCTATACTCCCAATTTGTTTAAACACTTATGCCGTATTTACGGAATAACCGGGTTTTAGCCCAGCCCTTTAATACGAACTGCGGATCAGCGCTGTTGTTGACGTATTGGCAGGCATTGTGATCGTAAAGTTGGATGACGTTTTGTCGCTTCCAAAATCTAACACTGCAATAGAGGGCTTGCCTACCACTGAGTCGTTATAGATCAATGCGCACCGTGCCGTTATTGTGCCAGTCCACGCGACGTTTGGGAAGCCCACATACGCTGTTGCATCAGATGTAGATGACGAAACACTCACCGGCGTTAGGATCGCTCCACCCGGTGAGTACGGTGCTGCGCCCGACGTTGCTGATACTTCGTTTGAACTTGAATACGCTGTGGTATCCGCATTCAGGTCGGCGTTCGCCGTGTACAAGGCAATCTTGATAACGTCGGTGGTAAGCGCATGTATACCTTGGTACAACTCCGCTTTGAAACTTGTGGTTTGGGTCTGGACAATGCTCATTGCGGTGTGACCCTTGATTCAAAGCGGTAAGTGTCGGTTTGCTGTTTGCCATCGCCCAAGTTCTTCAAGAGTGCCAATGCTTCCATGTACTTTTGATTGTACAGCGCGGTCATATCAGCTTCACCCTTCATGTAGGTGTTAGCTTCAACCAGTGTCCCATACAACAGCACAGAGCTAAAGTTAGTACCAAGCCATGTAGTAGTCGCAGTAACAATTGACTCAGGCATGATGAAATAACTAAGGTCTGTTACAAATGCAGCGCTGGGTGTAGGCCCAAGAATAAACTGCAACGTAGTTACAGGTGATGACGGGCCGTTGATTGCGTAATACTTTGGAACCCCTGTTGTGGCTGGATTAGGGTATGCCTCTTGCATGAACGCAGGGTCTTTGTTAAGCAAGTAGATAAAATTCCCACTGGCGTCAACCACAGCAAACGAATACACAGCCAGAAAGTCTGTGGGCGCATTAAACGTATTAACGCTTGCCGTTAAAGCTGTGGTCGATGTCTTACGTAAATTGGGTAGCGACACTGAGTTATAGATGCGCTGCTCCGCCTGCTGAATCATGGTGTTCATGTCAGTAGTGTCGAAGGTGTTCTGCGTGTAATCAGATACCGCAGTCACCAATTGGGAGTAAGTCAGCGCACCTAGTGTTGCCATATAAACCTCAAGCCATTGGGCCGCGAGCCGTTATACCTTTGGTAGCCGCACCATTACCCCGGGTAACGATGCCTGTCTCTTTCACAGACTCTCTGCCTTGTGAGTTGTTGTACATGCCAACACTCATGCGCGGCTGCATAGCTGCCAAACTTTCAAGGCCAGAATCTTTTCCGGGCATCGTGGTTGCTTTTACGGTCTTGCCACTCATAGTATGGGGCTTTGCGTAGGCAGAAGCGGGGAGATTGTTAACTTTGGGCATGATTAGCCTCCACGTTGATTGTTTACGCGTGCCATGTTGCGACCAACTTTCATCATCGCTTCGCCGGTCACACCAGAAGATTTTTTGCCGCCCTTGTCAGTGCCTTTTGTGGGGCCGCTATTGGGGAAGACTTTGACGTTTGTTTTGCCTTTTGAGGCAACGCCGTCAGCTGATTTTACGTACGCCATAATTAGCTCCTTAAGATATCGTTACTGTACCAACAATTGCTCTAGAAACCAAGTAGTTTGGTGTTAAAGCTGTATCAAAACTGCTGGCACCCCCAACTGGATTCCAGCCCCATTGAATGTCTCGACTGCCGCCTGTAGGGAGGCCCGTTGCATTTGGCCCTGCAGTCACATACGTTGTGTCCCTACGCGGGTTGCGTACAGCTTGTGGGTCATCCACCGGGTACATACCCAACTGCAACTGAGGCTGATCGGGATCCCAGCAACTATCGCATACCAACAAGTTGTACGTCTTGGTCTTAATGACCTCTTTGCGTAGAGCTGTTAATTTGAATCGGAAGCCACAGCGGTCGCACATGGCGATACTGTTCTTGCCAGAAGCAAACCTATTGCCCATTTCAAGTACCGCTTCCTATGTACATCTGGCGCGGTACAAAGCGCACTGAAGCCTTCTCACGATCTTCCGTAGAGGCCAAGTCCCACGCCTCGTCATACTGCTGTTTAAGAACTGGTAGGCGCTCGGCCCCATTGGGAACCTTCAAAGCCAAGTAGTACGCCAAACCTGCCACCATGCACGGTAAAAACCGGAACGGCACATCCATCGTATTTATGCCAGTACCAGCGTCATCAATACGCTTTAACCGCCAGTACACAAACGTGTAAACTTGCGAGTTGTCTGGAACAGGCCAGACGGTAATCGTGGGGATTTCCTGACGGCGCTCAATCCACACTTGAATAGGACGGGCTTGCTGCAACTTGTTTGGGATAGTGGCGTAAGTAGAAACACTTATACGCGTAATGGTCAAGTCCGCCTGTGTCGATGCACTCCCTGCGCCTGTACGGATGACGTGCTCCATCAAATCCACAGTGTCCGCCGGAAGGTTGTACGTGGCTGTACCGGGAACCAGAGCAATAGTCCCCTGTTCAAACGTCCACATGTTCAGGCCCCGATTAGCCCAATCAGCAAATAGAAGATTCAAACTTCGTCTTGCAGTACGCAAATCATAGCCCGTGCGCATCTCGGAACCAGCACGCTCAAACGCTTCCTCGACGATCTCCGTGAGGTCAAGATTAAATGCAGTGGTTCCAGAGGTAGCCATTATCTAAATCCTGCTGTTTTCTTTGCAATCGTTTTTGGTTGCGCTACGAATTGTTTTCCGGCTTTTTTGCCAGCACGTTTCGCACGCGTTGTCGCAGCGTACTCACTAGGGCTGAGACTTTTGATCGCAGCTTCTGGAAGGTATCGCTCACCTGTTTTACTAGACGGTTTTCCACTTTTGGTTCCCCACTTTTGGTCGCCCCAGTCTTTCAATGATTTCTGAGGCGCTTTCAATCTCGGTAACCCCCGCCTGCCGCCTTGTACTTCTTGGCAACAAGTTGCGCTTTACGCGCCGACCACTGACCTGCGCCAGTGCCGTGAGTTGCTGCGGCTTTTACTTGGGACACAATCTTCTTGCGAAGACTGGGCTTTGTGTAATTGCCCGCAGCATTAACTTTCCCACCCTCTTTATACTGGGTAAAGTCAGTATCGTCCCGCCGGGCTTTCTTGACGCCCTTGGGCATTTTAGAGGGGGAGATGTCCCCCATACCACGGCTGGCCATCATGATATTAGCAGGCTTTGCCGCCGGACTTCATGCCAACCATAGTACCTTTGGTCTTGCCTTTGGAAGCAACGCCGTCAGCACGACTAGAAGCAGAGCCGCCACTCTTTAAACCTGCGTGCGCTTTGGAAGCGGGTTTACCAGCATGCTTTGCCAGTGCTGCGGGCATACCGCCACCAGCCATTTTAGTTGCGCCTTTTTTCTTAGCCATCATTGCCATGAAGCCAGCATTCATTTTGGAAGCCATAGTATCACCACCTTTTGAAAATTTGCGGTTTTTATCCGCGTTAGAAAATTCTTTACCCACGGACTGTGGGACTCCTACTTTCTTAGCAAACGATGGGTTGTTAGCCACTGCCGCCATGAAATTGTGTTGTTTTTTACTCGTCGAAGGCATTACTTACCCCCTACGTACCAGTTAACAAGCTGAACTAAGCTTGCGCCTACAACGCTACTGGCCCCACCAACAAGCATCAAAACTTTCCAGCCACCTTTAGCCTAAGACAAACTTTTGTC